AAATCATCAAATAACTCTTCAATTCTCTTTTCTACTGTTTCTTCATATTTATCTTCAAGTATTTCTTCTGCAACATCATCAGTAAGTTCTTTACCATCTTCTAATTCAAAATCAATTAAGCCTTTTTCCTTAAGTAGATTTACTGCTGCAACAGTAGAAGATTGAGAATCTTTATCTTCTTTATCTTCTTTATCTTCTTTATCTTCCTTATCTTCCTTTTCAATATCTTCTACATTTTCAATTTCTTTATCCTCATTGAATAAATCATCTTCAATTGGTTTCTTTTCTTTCTTATCTTCAGTTGAATTGGATTCTCCATCTTTATCATCCTTTTCAACATTTTCAATAACCTCTTTAGCTTCTGTGCTAGTTTCTTTAGATTCATCTTCAATATCTTTAAAGAAGTCATCTTCAGCAGCAAGGTTACTCCAGCCCTGAAAATCTTCAAGGTCTGTCAAATTTTTCATAGTATTTTCTTCATTTTTTTCCATCTGGCTACAAATTTAAGATTTATTATTAATAAAATTCAAGTTTAAATATTAAAATTTTGAAATTTATGTGTAATAGCAGTTTTACTTCTGCTGTTTATTTTTTGTCTTTTCTAACTGTATTTTCTTCTTTTCATTAGCTATCTTTTCTTTTTCATTTTTAAGTTTCTCCTTATCTACTTCCTTTTGATGCTCAAGTTTATCTCTTTCTAACCTACCATGTTCTCTTGCAACTTCAGACTGTAATCCATGTTTTGCAATTTCAATAAAATCATTAACTCCATTTTTATTTTTATCTAAATCTGGATTATATGAAGCACCAAGTAAAGCTTCTTTAACAATTTCTGTTTTTCTATCTTCTTCACCCTTAACCCTAATCAATTCTTTTTGTTCTTTGAATGCTTCTTTTTCTCTTTGTCTTTCTTTATCCTTTTCTTCTGCCTGAGCTTGTAACTGTTGCTGTTGCATAGCTTGTTCATATTTTCTTCTATTTTCTTCAGCAATTTTAAGAGCTTCTTCAGTTTCTACAATGCCACTCTGTCTGATAACTGAAATAACATCAGAAAGTTCAATTTTCTGATTTTGTACCGCAGCATGTGTTAATTGTATTAACAAATCTTTTACTTTTTGTGCCTGACCTGAATCTGAAACAAAGATACCTAAAGTAGAATTATCTAATAATTCTGTATTTAATTCTAGTGTTGCTACTGACATATCATCAAGAACATAGCTTAACTTTTTAGATTTAACCCCTGCATAAGCAATTTTAGCAGTTTCAATTAAAGCTTCTAAAACATTCTTTTTAAGATGATTATGTAATTTAAAATACAATTCAAGGATATTAGTAGATTGAATAATGGCTTGTTGAGTATTCCTGACAGCTTCATTTGGCTCTATTTGACCTTCAATCTGTTCTGTTATACCAACACTTTTACCAGCCTGTGTTCTTAGATATTCAGCAATTTCAATATATTTTTGTATATCAGATACTACAGACAAGTCCATGACTTTACCAACTGTATTTACATCATTATAACCTGTGCCTTCTTCATTAGGATTATACCACATATAAGGAGTACTTTCTGCAAAATATTGCCACTTTTCAATATCTATACCAGCACTATCAGGTATCATATTAATATTCATTAAAACTTTCTTTCCCTTATCTGAAGCTAATAATAATTCTAACCTATACATTACAATATCATAATAATATTGATATACTTTTAATCTATCCATTAATGAAGTAGGCAAAGAGTTCATATTATCATAGATAACACCATAATATGGTAATTTACAATGATATAAATTATCAAGGTCTTTATACTGCCCTGGAATAGGTCTCATATTTATATAGATAGGTTTAGATACTTTTATTTTCCAGGTCTCATATACTTCGGGAATCCATTCCCATTCTAATTTTATATCTCCTGCATCTTTATCCAATTTATATTCTTCACTAACAATAGTATCCTGTGGTTGACCATTCTCATCTATATAAGTCAAAAATCCAATTTTTCTTAAGGACTTCCAAGTACCATGTAGTACTCTAAGTGTACTATTATCATCATAATCATTATATCTTTCATCAAGGTCAAAGAGATTAAAATCATCACCATCAATTCTATACCCTCTCCAAGATTGATAAATTGTATCAATTTCATCTGGTTTTAACTCATCACCAAAATATTTTACTATTTCAGATGGTGTCATTCTGTATTCACAAGTAGCCCATTCACCATCTTCAATAAAATCATTATCAGGAGATAAATCACAGTTAAATCTTAAAGAATTTACATTCCAAACTTCAGGTTCTCCATTTAAAATACCTACATATAAAACACTCTTTGCAGATAAAAGACCATGTTTAAATGCTTTATTAAATTTTGTTTTTAAATTGCATTTTTGAGTAAGATACTCTAATAACTGATGTGACATAACTTCAGCAACATCCTGATGGTCTCTTTGCATATATTTTCTTATTTCAGGAGGAGTCTGTTGCTGAATTTCTTGTGCTATTTGTTGCTGCACTTTTTGTGCTTCATCTGGTGTAAGTTTCTTCCCTTTTAACTGTTCTTGATACTGTAATTCAATCTGTTGCCTAATAGGTAACATAATTTTATTAATTACATATTCTCTAATCCTACCAAATTCTTCTTTTTCTTTTCTTGTAGTAGCTTCTGGATTAGTAGCAATTACTCTCCAATTAAAAGGTCTGCTTTCTTCCATACCAAGAACAGCTTTAATTTTACCAGAGACAATATCCCTATTAACCATTTTTGCTGGTAACTCTCCAGATTCAGCACCAAAAGGTTTACATACATATTCAAAGTCAGAAAGATTTAGAATATTATTAAATAAATCATAATTTACCTTTATATTCTTAAATTCATCAACACCACCTATACTTCTACCTATACCATTATATTCAATATCAAGCATATCAATTTGGTCTTTGTACCATTGGTGGTTATTAGCATTTTTTTGCTTCTGGCTTAAACGTTGGTTTTGTTTATTTTTATTCATAACTAATAAGTCTATAATAATTTAATCTACTTCGTTTTTAAAATACACATTTTCTTTACTGGCAAATATACAAAATTAATTCTTTTTATACATATTTTCCATCATAGCTAATAATTTTTTTGCATTCTTATTTTGCTGATTCTCTTCATACTCTTTACCAAGTCCTTCTTCTTGTACCTGAAACATACACATAAATAAAGCTGAAACTAAGTCAAAGTTTCCTTTCCTATTGTATGATATTAATTCTTCAAGTAACCTCCTTGAATAAATTCTATCTATTACTGTAACTGGATTACCATTTTCATCATAATCTAAAGTAGTAAGTAGCCAATCTTTTACATACCTTTCTCCAGCATCTTTAAGAGGGGTTACCATATGACATCCATATACTCTTGCTACTTTTGAACTCTTTATATTCTTAGAAATAACAGCATCAGGTTGTGCAGCTAAGAGGTCCAACCTTTTAATCCTTCTGAAATAATTCTTTACACCAGGTACTTCATTTTCATGCATTATGGTAGTATTATAGAAATCTGCAAGCATCTCTGCTACCCTATCATTGTCATCAGCAAGTTCCATTCTACCAATATATTCAGCAACTATAATATCATGGTATTGTGTATTTTTATGTACACTTTTATATACAATAATAGCTGCTAAAGAAGTTCCAAAATCCTGTCTAATAGGGTCATAACCAATCTTGTATAAACCTTTTGGAGCATTTGGGACAGGATATTCATATATAACAGGGCAGCCTCTTAAATCTTTAGGAAGATTATGATAACTTGTAATTGGGGTTCTTTCACCTCTAAGATAAGGTTTAGCTATTACTTTACCTTCTTCATAATACATTTTAACAGGAGTTCCTTTAGTATTCTGCCAATCATTAGCAATAACTTTTCTTAACTGCTCTTTAAGTTCTACAACAGGAAAATTATTTACTGATATATTACCAAAAGCTTCAGAAGGATTAAGAGGTTTTTCTTGCATTCTTCTCTGAATATCAATAGAAGTAGCACCAGTCTGTATTAGCTTTTTCCTAATTTCTAATTCAGCTTGTTTTGCATTTTCTTTATCAGAATTTCCTTGCTTATCATAAAAGCCTTCCATATTCCAATTAACAGGATGAAAGAAACCAACCTTTTGAGTTCCTGCATTTTTATCCCATATATTATCAAAAGGTAATAAACCAAAAGCTTCAGGTCTTGAATGCATATCAGCATAATCAACGCTACCACTATCCATATCACCTGAAGTTCCAAAAATAGTAATCATACCAGTTTTTATAGCACCAGCTTCAACTACATCCTGTAATGCTGCATAAGACCTTTTTAATAATCCAGGTGTTCCAAATGCTCCAGATTCTTCCATAAAAACATCTTCAGCATCCTTACCCCTACCAGCATCAGGATTATCCATAAAAGTTAATGCCAGAATCTCTGACATAAAACCTTTTTCTAGTTTAATCCCATTCTTATACTGTATATAAGAAGCTTTTATATGACCAGCATTAGGTTTATTTACTACATCAGATGGCATTACCCAAGCTGTATTATCATTAGTAAAATAAATATTATCCATAGCCATAGAAAAAATACCTTTAGGATAAAGATACTTCTTATCATAAGCTCCAAAAATTGTTAAAGAATTAGGCTTAGTAAAATAATTATTTGAACCTATGGCAGCAGATTTATATGAATATCCCTTTCTTCTAGCTTTCCCAACTATTAAATTCCATCCACCTTTAAGATAATCTACCTGAATTTTTACTTCCAAATGTAAAGATTCAAATAAAGCTTTTAATTCTTTGGCTTGCTGAAGATTATCAAAATGCAGGATTCTTTCTCTTTCCTCTTCATCATTTAAAGTAGCAGTAAGTATCCCTTCCTTTGCTATATTCCTAACCCAAAAATAATTATAATCACCATCCCAAAAATCTGGGAAACCTTTAATTTTTTTAGACTTCTTCTTAGTTATATCATCAACCTTAAGAATAGGACAAAAATTAAGATAATAATAATGGTCACCAGTAATTCTAGCACCTCCTACAGAATAACCCTCAATACATCTTCTCCTCTGTTCTTTCCAATAATCAAACCAGCTGGTTGTTCCCCATTTATCAGAACAGTAATAACCATGTTTCATAAAATAATCACCTGCTTCTCTAAATAAGCTGGTATTTATCCATATACCATCTGGATTTCTTACTGCTGCTAATTTCCCTGATGTATATTCCTCTCCCATATTATTTTAAACTACTTGGGTCAGCAAAAGGACTAACCTCTTTACCACTTTTATTCCTGGTTTCTTCAAATAACTCCTCTTCTACTTTTTTTGCCAAAGAATTTATAGACTGTAAAACAGCATAAGCATCTTTTGCACCTCTACTTATATCTGTATACTTATAAATAGGAGTACCACTCTTATTAGTAAGAGTATAATCTAACTTGTTTCTAAGAAAATCAATAGTCTTTTCTAAAGCTATTTTATTAGCCATATAATAATTATAACTTGTAGAAGCATTTTTCTGAAATTCTATTACTTTAGCTATACCTGCTTTTACCAAATCATCAGGCTCCCAATTCTCCTGTTTTATAATATCTTTTCTAATAACCTCTTCTTTTCTTTCTTCTGGATATTGTCTGTATGGATTTGTTTTCTTCATGGAAGTCATAAATTCCATGTATGCAAATTCTTCCAATGCTTTTTCTTTTCCTTTAGTTTTATCCCTTTCCCATATCTCCTTAAATGGTGATACAAGTAATGTTTCAGCATTAGGATAAACAACTTTGTCAGCTACTTCAAATAAAAATGCCATATTATAAATTTTTTAGTACTTTATTTTTCTTATCATAAATAAATACATCAACTTTTAAACTA